GTTGTAATACCACATCTTTCATAACCCTCTTGAATTATTTCGTCTATATCAAGATCGAAAGCTGTAGTTCCTGAAGTTGCCATTATAATATATCCTTATAGTAATCTGCTAAACCACCTTTATTAAATTTTTGCATACCACCTTTAGAATTAAGTTTAATATTTTTTGCTTTTCTTTCAACAATAGCTTCACCTTGCTTTCCTATTTTCTTTTTGTATGCTCTCAATCTTCTGTAACTTCTAAGCCCTTCAGCAGCACCTTTTCTTGGACCAGATCCTTTTGGTGCTTTTCTTCCAGATTTATATAAAAACTTCATCATGTCTTGAAGTATGTCTGTTTTAGATCTTTTTAAATCTACCTTAAATAATCCTTTAAGCATTTTTTTATCAGCCTCTGATCTTTTTTCGTTACCTTTGGCATACATTTTTTTTAATTTTGCTTTAAGGCCTTTAAATAAAGCTTTGCCTGGCTCAGATCTTACTGCACCTCTAATAGCTGTACCTGCTAAACCACCTGCTAATTT